TTCACCGGCCGAGTTCTTCTTCACCACCAGCGTGTTGCACTTGCAGGTGGCGTCGTCATAGCGGGGAGCCATGCACCGCAGACCGTTTCCCTTCAGGTACGCCTGACCCTGGGTAATCACGATCTGCGGCACGGGCAATCTCCACACGAACAAACTGTTGGTTCGGTCGGCTTACAGGTTGACGCGAACGAGGACGTAGGTGCCGTACTCCGGGCGAGCGGCCGTCTTCTGGATCAGGGAGGCCTTGTAGATGCCGTCCGTGGTCAGAGACAGGTCGTACGGGATACCGCCGGTGGCGGAACCGCCCATCATGATCGACGCGGGGTTCGGGTTGTTGGTCGGACCAACCATGCGGGACGGATCCCACAGGGTCTTGATGCGGTTCGAGTACCCGACCTTCTGGATCATGTTCAGCACGCCGATGATGCGTCCGATGAGATCGACCGGGGTGTTCTTGGTCGCGTCGAAGTCGGAGTAGTTGCCGCAATCGCCGGTCTGCTGGGAGAAGGTGACGCCGTTGCCGACCTGGGGTGCGCCGGTGTAGTGGGCGAAGCTGCGTCCGTAACCCTGGACATAGCCGCGGATGTTGTCGGTCGTCGCAAAGCCCTGCAGAGTGCCGGGGGTTGCGCCGATCCATGGCACGCGCAGCACGTACTGGGTCTGGATGGCCGTGCCCATCTCGTGCATGTAGTTGTTGACCTGGAAGCCGGTGGGAACCATGCCTTCGAGGCGATACAGGATGCCGCCGACCAGAGTCGTGTCGAGCACCTTCACGCCGCCGATGTACTGGAGCACGTTGCGCACTGCGACGCCGATGGGACGGGCTACTCCGAAGGAGTAGGCAACCGGCGCGCCAGCCACGCCCGTGGGGGTCGTGCCGGACTGCACAGCCGGGAAGAGGTTACAGGCATGGGCGAAGTCGATGTCGGGCTGCGAGATCACAACCACGGTGCCGTTGGGCAGCGTGATGTTCCCTGGAGCTGCATCGGACGGCGCTGCGAGCAACACGTGGTCGCCAGGAGTTACCGGTCCGCCGGTGCGCGGGTCAACGGTGAACTCATCGGCCAGGCCGGAGCTGTACTGCAGGATGCAATACTTGTTCGACGCGCCGGGGGTGACGCCGCAGAACAGGCCCGCGGGAACCAATGCGCCGCTCTTGTCCTGGCCCACGAGATGCTGCGAGCTGAGGACAACGGAAGCCAACTTGGGATGACCCGCATCCTGGCGCAGAGCCGGGAGGTAGGGCGCCGGGTAGGGAACGGGCAGCCACGGCCGAATGGGCTCGGAAGCCTCGAGATCGGGGGTGGTGTGACCGGGCCACCGGTCGTTGCCGAACATCTTGCCGGTGTACTGGTTATTGACGTCAAAAGCCATGGTGAATCTCCTTGTGCTAACGCTGAGTTAGCTGAGCTTCGTCCGACCCCACCGCACATCCGCAATCAGCCGGGTACGTGCAGGTTCGTCGGTGATGTAAGAGAGCATCCGGTTCAGCTTCTGGGCGTCTTGCGCCTTCAGTTCCGGAATTTGCGCTTCAGGGTGGAACCCTTCGGACTCGCTTACATGCGCGTTGTCGGTTACCGTGGTGGCCGGGTCCTTGCCCGCTGCCTCCGGTGCGGCTACAACGGGCTTGGCCCACTGCAGCTCATTCAGGATGTCGGCGACGGAGTCGCGCAGGCTGGTGATATGCCGCTTCGCGTACTCGCTGATCTTGTCCTGGATCTTGGCTCCATCCAGGCCGGTGAAACCGTCCTTCTGGCGCAGGACACTGGCCATGACGATGGTGGTGGCCATGCTCAGCTTCGAGTCGTTGAAGAACTTGGCGATCGACTGATCCTTGATCGTGATCGTGCCCTGGAGCTTGGTGATCTCGGCTTCCTGGGTGACGACAGCCTCATCCTTGAGCGCCAGCTCGTCGTTGGAGACGAGCTTGGAGTCCTTGACGTGGTTGGCCAGCGTGGACTTCGCGTACTCGACCCAGCGATCCTTGCCCCAACGCTCGCCGATGGAGCCGTGAAGGTCTTCCATCTTCCAGCGCAGTTCCTGGCTCGCATTGCCGTGCAACTTGTCCAGCGTCTCGTAGCAACCGAGAATCGACTTGGCTTCTTCGGTGGGCTCGGCCTTCTCTTCGGCATCGAGCAACTTGACGCCGACTGCGAGGGCCTTCAGCTCATCGCTGATCTTGACAACACCGTCGGTTGCCTTCTTGGCGTCCTTGATGTTCTCGCTGCACTCTTCGCAGACATTCTCACCGTCGGAAGTGACGCCCATCTTGTCCTTGGTGAACTTCGCCTTGCAGGCAAAGCATTCGACCTTGTCCTTGACTTCCGTTGCCGGAGTCTCGGACTCGGTGACGGCGGCGGCGACGGCGGCAGCATCAACTGCATCCTTGACCTTATCGACGGTGGCGAGTTCTTCCGCGGAAGGAGCTGCGACGGCGTCGGTCACTGTAACAGGAGTGTCCTGCTTCCAGCTGTTCTTACGAATCTTGGCGGTCAGGGTCGACTGCAAGCTGCGCTTGGCGCTCTTGTCGTCTTCCGATTCCGGGGTCCAGGCCAGGAGCTGGTCGCGCACCGCAAAGGCATCGGTCGCGGTCAGTTCGGCACTTTTGATGGTCTGCTCAAGGGCAGCCAAATCGATCGTCATCTCGGGTTCCTCGTAATGAATCTGGATGTCCGACTCATACAGACTGTCGGTCAGTTTGAGGCCCGCCTCGACCATGTGATCCTGGTCTCCGATCGGCAAGCCGAGAAAGAACATCTTCTCGAGGGAGTCCTTCAATTCCTTGGTCTTCACGGCGGCGAATGGATCGGCGCCGAAGTTGACGAAGGAGAGTTCCTCGTAGCGGAAGCGACCGGAGATAATGAACATCCGGCGGCCATCAACGAGCTGCCCAGGGCGATGCTCGCACTTATCGTTCGAAGCCCAATCGGTGTGGCAGATTGAGCAGATTGCCTCGTCGGTGATGGCACCGGCCGAAACGCAAAGGTATTCGTCGCGGAGGATCTTCTTGATCGCTTCCGGATTGGTGATGGTCAGGCCGAGTTCGATGTGGCCCAGACCACGGTAGTCGGACAGGGGGACTAGATTGTCGGTGATCCAGTCGACAGCTTTGAAGAGACCTACCTTCTTGGACCGGGCATCCCGGTTGTAGAAGACCGAATCCTTGAGGATCGGATAGTCCTTCGCATACTGCCAGGAGTCATCGATGTACTTGGCCTCGCGAACGCGGCCCAGAACCTCGCCATCCTCACTGTGTCCACGCAACACTGGAAGCGCCGGCTTGTGCTTCGGCAGCCAGGTGTGGACTGAGTCCTGCATGAAATCAGGACGGTAAAACTTGCGGTTGCCGGTGACCAGACCGGCGTGCGTCGCGTTGACGCGCACGAGCAGGCTACTGCCTGTCTCGGAGGTAGAGTCCTTGCACTCGAAGAAGTGTTTCTTATCCTCAAGGACCTCTTTCGGACGGAATGTCAGAAAGTCGCGGACCTTGAGCCAGCGTCGCTCGTTGGACATGTCGGCTTGTTCTTCCTGACGAACTGTCAGTCACCCGGGTAACGTAGTTCTTGTCCGGCGTCGACTGCAGTTAGTTCTGTACGTTGAGGGGGATCTCGAGCAGGAAAGAACCGCCTGCGGGGATCTGGGATACCTGTACCGGACTCTGGAACATTGCCCCGGCGCCCATTGCAAGCGCGGTCTCCAGCGGTGCGGATACAATGCCGGTGGGGTTGATCTCCCTAACTGGCAAGTGCGTCGTGAAGTTCGACATCGTCTACTACCTCTTCCTCGATGCCTTCCCGAAGGAGGACAGAGAGAAGTTCAGGGTCAGAGGTCTCAGCGATCATGGCCTTCAATCGGCTAAGTCCATCTCTCACCTGTCTAGTATAGGAATCACCACCCGAACCGGTGATTTCAGCTTTCTCCATACGGTCCAGGACCTGATCTACCACTTCCGAACTGACCGACTGCCACTGTTTCGGCGCGGACTGTCCATCGCTGATCATGTCCTCGCGCGCCAGCAGCAAGCCTTCGTACAACTCGCCCATGAAGGATTCACGGCTGGACTTAGCCTTGGTCGGCCCCAGGCCGCTGCCGTGCTGGTTGGTCGGGCGCATCTTATTCGAGACGGCGGCCGCGGTCTGCGTCGTCTTCTTGGCGGTTGAGCGGCGCGGCGCGCCGGCGGCGCCCTTGCGCGCGGTAGCATTCGCCACCGCTACCTTGGCCTTGGCGATGACAGGCAGATGCTTGGCCTGGGCGGCGAGACTCTGCTCCTCGTGACCGGTCTTGGTCTCGGAGAGTTTGGCCTGCGCCTCCATCAGCTTGATCTGGGTGCCTGCCATCTTCTTTTCGTTGTCGACATTGGCGGCGTTGATTTCGAGGGTCGAGGCAGTCTTGAACTTGGTAATTTCCTTCTCAAGCTTCACCACATGCAGGCTGAAGTGGGTGTTGCCCCGATCCTTCGGAGTCATCGCCTTGTACTTCAGGCGCTTGCGGGCTTCATCCTCGGTGATGAGGTGGGAGTTGAAGAGAGCCAGGACGTGGGTCTCTTCCTTGATCCGGTTGTCGAGATCCAGTTCGTGGAACCGGATGAAGGTGCGGGCCACGCCCTTCTGCACGGAGGTCGAGTAGTTCGCCTCCATGAACCAGTCGCGGAACATGAACATCCGGATCTGATCGGCCAGGTCATCGAGATCGGCCTTGATCGAATCCTTGAGGTTCTGCGAGATGTTGTCGGCGGTGGCGCGCGTTGCGTCCGCGCCTTCGCCCATGTCGATGGCGCTCATGCCCAGCCCGACATAGACGCGGCTCTTGTAGTGCGTTACCAGTGGGGAGAAGTCGAGGGACTTGCCTTCGGCGCCGACGGCGCTGATCTTGACGCGCTCGTCCGAGACGTAGACGCCTTCCTTCGGCATGTTCTCAATCTGCCAACGGACCAGGTCGATCTCAGACTCGCCGTTGTCGCCGTAGGTGCAAGGCGCTTCCGCGGTGCCCACCTGGACGTGGAACAATGGGAACAAATGGTTGATGAACAGCAGTTCGACGTTCTCTTCCAAGCGGCGGAGCGCAAAGATGTCGTCGCGGACGGCGATCGTGCGCGGGGTGGCATAGATGTGGCCAGCCTTGAGATCGGAGGACCACTTGAAGTGGATGATGTCTTCGACCGGGATGTCCTGCCACGGAACGGCGGAGTCGAAGAAGCGACGCCACTTCACGATCCGGCCATGCTCGAGGTAGGGCTGGATGGTGTGGGCCGGGATGATCGAATAGGCGGCGACCGGCGCCGGCATCCCCTTCTTGCGGGGAACCGGGGACGCATCTTCCTTGCGCAGCTTGTGAACAAAGCAGTTGGAGCAGGTGAAGAGGTTGTACAGAATGCCCTTGAGCAGGCTGGGGAAACTGCGCTCCGAGACAAACTCCATGACGTCGATGCGGT